GGAGCTGTTGGCCAGGATTGCAGAGCGATATAACAAACAGGAAATACTGATATGGGGCGATCCAGCTGGTAACAAACGTGATGAGATCTATGAGGTTACAGCGTTTGACCATTTACGCAGCCTTGGTTTTAAGGCGCAGCCAACGGAAAGTAACGCTTTCCAGGTGCGGCGCGAAGCTGGGGCGGCGCCTATGTCCAGGCTTATCAGTGGAAAACCTGGGCTAATTGTGGATAAAAAGTGTTTGCGATTGCGTAAAAGCCTATCCGGCGGCTATTTCTTCAAGCGGCAAAGCCTGGGTGCCGGCCAGGAACGGTTCCGAGATACGCCAGTTAAGAACGAACACTCGCACTGTGGGGATGCTTTCGGATATTTAATGCTGGGCGGTGGTGAGCAACGCCGGTTGCGGCGCGGCCATTACGCACCATCCGGCTCTGGCGTTTACCAGGCAAACATGGATTTTGATATATTATGACCTTTATAACCCATCCAAGCGGCAGACTAACGCATCAGCTGGTGCCATATCGTAAATCGCATTTAATCTCGATGGAGCTGGGCGATTACGAAAAAAACCATTATGAGTCAAACTTTGAAGATTATATCTCTTATGTTGATGCTGGGCTGTATGAGGAATTTACATATACAATCGTAGCCAGGGGAAAACCAATTTGTATTTTTGGTTTGCGTCCATATTGGAAAGGTGTAGGCGAGGTTTGGCTGCTTCCTGGCAAAGATATACACAAACATCCGATAGCTGTAGTTAAAGAATGTCGCGGCTTTTTAGATGAGATGATGTACGAATATGACCTGAAGCGCCTTCAGATAGCCGTTTCAGTAGCAAACGATACCGCATACAAATTTGCAAAAGCACTGTATTTTAAATACGAGAGCTTAATGGAGCGGTTCGGCCCAGAGGGCGAAGATTATTACATGATGGTAAGGTTATCAGAATGAGCAGTATCTTTAAACCGGTTGGCAAATTAGTTAAGGGTGTTGGTAAAGCCCTGGGCCTGGTGCCGGATGCGCCACCTCCGATTGAAACCCCAAAGATGTCAGAAGCTCTAAAGCGCCAGGAACAACGGGCAGAGCAAGCTGAGAAAGAAGCTCTAGCCAGGTTGATGGCTAGAAAACGTGCCAGACGCACTGGCGGTATGAGATTGTTGATGTCCCCACAAAGAACAGAGGATATCGAGGAAAAGCGTAAACTTGGCGGTAATACGCCAAAATCAGAATAGGGGCTTATTATGGGATCAATATTTAGATCAATCACTCGGATGCCGGTGTTTAAAGATGTTATTAAGCAAATTGGTTCTGACGCCGGTTCAGCTGCACCAGCTGCGACAGCGACAAAGCCAGCCGCAAAGCCGGCCACAGGTACAGCGACAACTGCTGCTATAGAGGATGCTCGGCGGCGAGGCGGTCGCAGACGGGCAAGGCGCACTGGTGGTTTGCGAATGTTGACTAGCCAGGGCAATCAGGGCGGAGATCAAAAGCAAACAACTCTAGGGCCGCAATAATGACTAAGATTAAAGCAGATCCTCGGGTTCATCTTAGAAAAGCTATCCAGCCAATGGAAAAGGTGCTTGATGAGATTGTTGCAGAGGTAAAGCCAAAGGCGCCACGGAGTAAAGCTAGTGACACTAAAAAAGCACCAAAATCCAAGCGGCGGTCTTAACCAAGCTGGCCGCGATCATTACCGGCGCACAGAAGGCGCTAACCTAAAACCGCCGGTAAAGCGTGGCGATAATCCCCGCCGAGCATCCTTCCTCGCTCGGATGGCGGGTAATCCTGGGCCGGAGCGTGACTCAAAGGGACGCCCCACCAGGCTCCTGTTGTCGCTCCGTGCCTGGGGTGCTTCGTCTAAAGCGGATGCTAGGTCTAAATCTAAAAACATCAGTAAGAGGCTAGAAAATGCCAAGGCTTAATGTAAAAGAATTGATGGAACGTGAGGCCAAGGCACAGGCCAGAAAAGACGAATGGCGGTCTATTTACGAGGATTGCTATGAGTTTGCTCTGCCGCAGCGCAATCTTTACAGCGGATATTATGAGGGCAAGGTTGCCGGCAAAGGCAAAATGGCCCGTGTGTTTGACTCAACGGCAATCCACGCGACACAGCGGTTTGCCAATAGACTCCAGGCGGGACTTTTTCCTCCCTATAAACAGTGGTGCCGCCTGGAGCCAGGTAGTGCAATTCCAGAGGATGATCAGGAAACTGCCCAGGAAGCCCTGGACAAATACAATATTCGTATGTTCGAGACATTGCGCCAAACTAATTTTGACTTGGCTATGGGCGAATTTCTTATGGATCTGGCTGTTGGTACAGCTGTAATGATGATTACGCCTGGCGATGAGTCTACGCCAATCCGGTTTAACTCGATCCCGCAATATCTTGTTGCCATCGAGGAAGGTTCATACGGCAATGTCGATAATGTGTATCGTAAGCTGCGGGTAAAAGCAGAAGCAATCCAGACAGAGTTTCGTGATGTTAAAATGTCTGTCGATTTAGAGGATGCAATTACCAGGTCGCCAGAAAAAGAATTGGATCTAATAGATGCAGTTATCCTGGATCAAGAAACTGGCCGGTATCATTACCACGTTATTTGGCCGGCAAAGAAACAAGAGCTTGTCTATCGTGAAATGCGGTCATCGCCATTTGTTGTTGCCAGGTACACTAAGGTCGCCGGCGAGGTATATGGACGGGGGCCGTTGGTTACAGCGATCAGTGATATTAAAACGCTAAACAAGACACTCGAGCTGCTGCTCAAAAACGCCAGCCTGGCTATTGCTGGTGTTTATACAGCTGCAGATGATGGCGTATTAAATCCGCAAAACGTCAAGATACAGCCAGGCAGCATTATTTCTGTTGCCCGAAATGGTGGCGCACAAGGCCCATCGTTGACCCCTCTGCCGAAAGCTGGGGATTTTAATGTAAGCCAGATTGTAATTAATGATCTGCGTATGAACATTAAAAAGATTATGATGGACGATACGCTGCCGCCAGACAATATGAGTGCCAGATCCGCAACGGAAATCTCAGAACGCACCCGTGAGCTGGCAACTAATTTGGGAAGCGCCTTTGGCAGAATGATAACAGAAATCTTGGTGCCGATTGTTAGCCGGACATTATTTGTCCTGGATCAGCAAGGGATGATTGATTTGCCGCTGCGTGTAAATGGTGTTGAGGTAAAGGTTACGCCGGTATCTCCGCTTGCCCAGGCACAAAAGCTGCAAGAAATTAATGACGTTATTCAATACATGCAGATTGCAAACAGCATGGGGCCGCAAGGTCAAACAACTGTTGCAGTCCCACGGGTATTGAAATTTATCGCAGAACGCCTCGGCATCGCCCAGGAGCTGCTGGCAACGCCAGAAGAACAGCAAATGATGATGCAGCAATTACAACAAATGATGGCCCCACCAGAGGCACAACAAGCGCAAGGGGCCGTTGAGGAATCAATGGTATGAATGAGGAAGGGTGGGAGAGCCTGATCCCAGCTGAAACAGCTAAACCAGGGCCAGACGATTTAGACATACTTTATGGCAAAGTATTTAAAACATCTGAAGGACAAAAGGTATTAAGCCATCTAAGGCAAATCACTATTGAGCAGCCATCCTGGGTGCCAGGTGAGGATGCCAGTTTTGGTTTTGTACGGACGGGGATGGCTGAAATGGTCCGTATGATTGAAAAGCGAGTAGGAAGGTCAAACAATGAATGATGCAGTACAAAGCGCAGAACAGGTCCAGGAGGCCGATGCTCCGCTAATTAACCCAGCTAATGCTGTGGAAACGCCAGAGGCCGTCACAGAGGCTCCTATGCCGCTTTATGACGACTCTGAGTCACAACAGCAGCAAGCTGAGTTTACGACAGATGACGAGCCGTTAGAGCGGCCAGATTATTATCCAGAACAGTTTTGGGATGAGGATGGTCCGAATGTTGAAGAACTTGCCAAAAGCTATAACGAGCTGCGTAAAAAATTTAGCCAGGGAAAGCATAAGGCGCCTGAAGGTGATTATGAATATAACTCTTTGGCAGAGCAGGGCCTCGATGCTGAAGAACCAGGCTTTCAAATTTTTGCAAAGTGGGCAAAAGAAAATGGCATCAGCCAGGCTGCGTTTGAAGAATTGGGCCAGCAAATTTTATCCGTGACCAAGCAAGAGGCCGAAGCATTTGAGCTTGATGCTCAAGAAGAACGGGCCAAGCTAGGTGATCGCGCACAAGAAAAGATTGCCATGGTCGAGCGTTTAATAACCAAGGCTCCGCTGACTGATGAGGAAAGACAGAACCTGGCATATAGCTTAGATAATGCTGATAGCATCAATGCTTTCATCAAATATCACCAGGCATTGACTAATGAAGGCATACCGGTGCAGCCGGCAGTAAACTCGCCTTCTATGACAAAAGAAGATCTAGAAGCTGCTATTGCTGACCCAAGATGGCTAACAGATGTTGGGTTCCGCACTAAAGTCGAAAAGCAATGGGCAGAAGCTAATAACTAGATATTGTTGCATCGCCGGCCAATTGGGTGTAAATATAGTATTTGAAGGATAACCGCTGCGGCCCTTCTATACGGTGAACCCGTTGGCCGGCGCAGCCACATACGCGCAAGCGACCCGCCCGTAAGGATAACGGATTGCGTTTTAGTCGAAACCTTAATAGGAGGATTCTGCTATGGCGCAGAATGTAACCACAGCGTTTGTTACACTCTTTGAAAGTGAAGTGAAACAAGCGTATCAAGCCGAGTCCGTATTGCGTGGCACAATGCGTATGCGTACTGGCGTACAGGGTAACACTGTAAAATTCCCTAAAATTGGCAAAGGTGTAGCAACACCTCGGATCAATCAAACCGATGTCACCCCGCTCAACGTCACATATTCACAGGTTACTGCGAATATGTCTGACTACATTGCAGCTGAATATTCGGATATCTTCCATCAGTCTCACATCAATTTTGATGAAAGACGGGAGCTAGTCGAGGTAGTTTCAAAAGCAATCGCTCGGCGTGTCGATCAGCTCTGCATTGACGCACTTAATGCAGCTGCATCTCCATCAACCGTTGCAACAACTGTTGGTGGTGCTGGCACAAACATGAACATCGAGAAGCTCCGTGCTACTGCAAAAGCGATGAATGAAAAGAACGTACCTTCAGAGGGCCGTTATCTTCTCATGCACGCTTCTCAGCTCGATTCTTTGCTTGGCGAAACTGAAATCACATCAGCTGATTTTGCCAGTGTAAAGGCTCTTGTTCGCGGGGAAATCTCATCGTTCATGGGCTTTAATGTGCTGACGATTGGTGATCGTGACGAGGGCGGCTTGCCGAAGCCATCAACTCGCTCATGCTTTGCCTGGCACAAAGATGCACTTGGTTATGCCGAGTCAATGGCGCAAAAGACAGAGGTGAATTACATTCCAGAAAAAACTAGCTTCCTAGTTTCTTCAATGTTCTCAGCTGGCGCGGTTGCTATTGACGATGAAGGCATTGTCAAAATCAGCTGTACTGAATAAGGAGATAAGATATGGCTTATTCATCTACTGGTTTCGCAACTGTAATGGCGTCAAAGCGCGGAAATGCTCCTGGCATTTATGCGTATAAGACAGCTGATGCAATTGCTGACGTAAACACCGAA